GCATATATCATTGCAGCGCCACTCGCAACAGGTTTCGTCTTGGAAAGCGTGATCGTGTTGTTGGTGAACCAGACTGTTTTGGGGCGTGCCGCCGTTGTCGCGTCAGCGAAATAAAACAGGCAGGACTTCCCGGCACTCGCTAAGGCCCAGTATCTGATCGTGCACGAATTTATTCTTACAAGACGGGCGTCGTTGAAGTTAACGTCAGAGTAAGTTGCGGAGTCGGCTTGAAATGTGCATGTCTGAAAACTGATGGAGTCTACATCACAAGATGCTGTGAAAGACAGCAGGGGGCTGTTGTCAACGCTACCTCCCGTGAATGTGCACCCGCTGAACATTATTTTGCCAGAGGGATATGCCGCCCACCCGATCTGGTCGCAGGTGTTGATCGTGCAGTTTGAGAAGGTTTGATCCGCTGCAAGAGATGTACCGCTGAAAAAATAAACCTCTCCAAAGTCCCCAGTTTGTGTTGTGCACGAGTCTAAGGTGCAGTTCGTCATTGCTAGTGGATTGGCGTCGAAACCGATTCCCCACCCTGTTACTGCGACTTCCGTCCCACTGCCTGGGTGCTTAAATGTGCAGCCCGTGGCGTTAAACGCAAGCGAACTCTTATTAACGTATACGGCTGCCGTCAGCCGCAGATTTGTCATCGTCAGCGTGCCCGTCCCGCTGAAAGTGACCTTGTACGCCGTGACTGTCGTTGTCAGGTTCGTGGCGCCGACAATAACGAGAGCCTTGTTTGAGCACGTATAGGCCGATGCAAGCGCCTCGGTCGACGCCCCAACCTGCTGCAAGGTATCTCCAGAAGACGCGGCCGTGAGCGCCGCTGTGAAAGTGGCGTGCGTGCCCGTATTGCCAAAGGTGCGGGTGGTGGCCTGCGCGTCCCACACCACAGCCAATAACAGGGCCGTGATACATGCGAACAGGTTGCGCCTCATCGGTAGACCCTCCCGATCCGCAGCGTGTCTTGGCAAGTCTTCGCCCAAGTCGAATCCCCATTCGTATGCAGCCCATGGAGCCACAGGTCCAGGTTCGCAATGTCTGATTCACTTGGCGCCCAATAGTCCAGAGTCATGGGAAGGGTGAGCCCAGTGGAATCGCGGATCGAATACACAGCCTCAATGGGCGATTCATATCCGGCCTGGTTGCGGTTTATTTCCAAACCGTGGGATGCCACGGCGAGGAGCAGCGTAACACACAGCAGGAGCAGCATGCCAGCCGCCCAGCCGAACACGCCGCGCCCGTTTTCGTTTCTCGATTCCATGCGCCCTCCTACAGACCGAGTTTCTTGGCCGTCTCGTCCACCCTGCGCTTCAGGCGATCCGTGTGCTCACGATGCCAGCGTTCAGACTTCACGCCGGAAGGCACCTGCTCACGGATGGTGCGCAGGCGCTCCAGATCGCTCGCCAGCTGTTTCTTTTCATCCATCAGCAGCCTCCAGAAAGGCAGCAGGGCGCCGAAGCGCCCCGCATGCCTTGGCTTTTTTTAGCCGTTGACAATCTTCAAAACGCCGTAAGCGTTAAGCACGGTGCAACCCATGACATCGTGCACCGCGAAGCCTTCACCCACATGCAGGGGCTCGGGCGTCGGGCCGATGATACGCACGCCGCTGTGCGCGAAGCCCAGGGCGCTGGGGTGCCAGATGGTGGCGCACTCATCCGTGGTGCCACTCGTCCAATCGGAGCTGATGAAAACACGCATGCCGAGAACAGTCCCCTCGACACCGGTGGCAGGGAATTCCTGCGCCTGCGTCCCACGGTAGGCCGCGCTGTAGAACTTGTCTCCCCAGTCGGCAACCGACAACTCAAAGGCACCAGGCGCAATGCCCATCGCGCAGTTGCGGATCTGGATGCGGTTCGCGCCGAAGGTACTCTGCGCCGTCAGCAGGTTGGCCCAGGTCACCGTGTTGTTCGTGCCCGTGGTGATGGCAGTATTCGTGGTCTCACCCTTAACGGTAGTGGCGAGCAGGCTGTCCAAGCTGTTGGAGAGGCTCTCACCAGCCATGCGGGCGAAGCTGTTGAAAATGTCCACCGAAGTCTGGAGCTGAGTGATGTCCTCGATCAGGTAGGCCAGCGCATACTGCGAGCTCATTGTGATCGTGGGAGCGCTTTGAACCGTGCCAGCGCCGTACACCAGCGTGGTCTGCGTGGTCTTGGCCACAGCGGCGTCCTTCGAGATGTGCGGCACAGTGATAGCCTTGTTGCCGGGTGTGGCCAGGCTGGAGTAGTCCGTGGCAGCGTTGCTGATGCTGGAGTACTCAGTCCAATAGCCTGCCACCGCAGGCGCGAAGGTGGTCTGGAGGAACGCGGCCATCGCCGTGTTGCCCAGCAGGTAAGCCTCATTCGCCATTGTCGTGTCCTTTCAATTAAGTGCCGGTGATGGCACTCCAGTTTTCGCGTAGGAACTTCTGCCCGCCATCGCGAACGCCCTTCTGCACCTGTTCGGGCGTCAGGCGTCCCGAAGGAACCGGGCTACCAGGTCGCGCAGGCGGCTGGACAGCGGGTTGCCCTGCCGGTGCCTGCTGCTTCAGGCGCTCTACAAGCACCTCAAGCTTTTCCAAAGGAAGCCCATCGGCTAGGGTCTTGTCTGCGTCTGTCAGCCCTGCGAGAAGCGTCTCGCGGCGTTGGGTGACGTAGGCATCGAACTGCTCAGCCTTCGGAAGCACGGCAGCAAGCTGCTCCTCGTACTTGGCCCGCAGCTCTTCCCACTTCCCCTTGGCCTCCAGATCGGCCCGTGACCGCGCCTCTTCGGCGTCCACCAGTTGCGCCAGCTTGCGCTCGGCCGACTTCATCCGGCTATTCACCTCGTCGAAGCGTGCCTTCGGGATCATGCCCCCAGCCTCGCCAGCATCCGCGCTGGCCTGCGGATTCACCTGTGCGCCGGTGGTCGCGTCATTGTCCGCCACAAGGGCCTCCTAGCTTTTGCCGATGTTTATGTCGATGGGCTCCCTTGCCCACTTCTCTAGCTTCTCGTCGGTATCGATAGCAATTGCTTCCAGCACCGCCGCGGTCAATTGCGGATGCGGCTCTGCGTCGTTCGAGAAATCGATGATTGCGCGGCCCATGTCCGCATTCCAAGACGCGCGATCTCCGAAGGTTGCCCAGCCGATGTGAGAACCATTCTCGTCTGCTCCCAAGGTCTTCAAGTCGCGCATCATGTCGCCGGAAAAGCGCAGGTCCGGCGGTGATATCCGCGTGCTTGCTTGACGGAAACCGGCCCCTGCCTCCTTGAGCGTTTTGTTCTTTTGGCGAGGCAATTTCTTTGATTTTTGATCAGCGTATTCCTGACAGTACTGCGGAAAGGCCTCGCCTTTATAATCGACGCCCTTGTCTGTGATCGCCTTCAGCAGCATTACGCACTTGTCCCCCAGCTTCTTCCAGAATTCAGGCGTGCGGTTCACGACGTCGGCTAGTTCAAGCGCCATCGTCTCTCTCCCGCGCAGTCAAGGGTGTTCCCCACGTCCCTTCTTCCTCACGCGCCGCGATGGCTTCAGCAGCGGCCTCAGGATCAACTTCAAAGGCTGCATCCGCTGGCTCCCACGAGTGACGGCAGTTCCACCCGCCGCCATCAATGAATGCGCCCGGGAACTGCTCCTCAATTTCGGCCAGCGTTAAAGCCCCTGCGGCAGCCATCTCTAGGCAGATGTCACGTGTGATGTCGTCGAGCGGCCCCTCGTATAGGTACTCAGTGTCGGGCGGATCTTGTTTCGCCATTTCGTACCCGACAGCACGAGAGAAGGTGCTGAGTGCCGTCGCTGCTTCTGTTTGCGCATTAGCGAGAGCTGCTTTACTACCGGCCTCAGCGTTCTTGATGAATGCCGCAAGATTCTTTTCAACGTCGCTCGTCCGCCCGCCACCGAGAACAGTTTTAATCAGCTCCCCTTTCAGTTGCTCCGGCATGGCGCTGGCCTTCGCGAGGAATGAATCTCGCGTGAAGGACTGCAGCGCCACCAGCTGGGACTCGGCCACAGGATGGCGCCCGATGGTGTTGGCAAGCACTTCGGCATAGGCTGTGCCCATCTGGGACAGCGCTTTCCCAAAGCCGCTGGACTCTGCAAGCGCCCTGAAGTCTGTGGCGCCAAGCACGCGCACCAACTCGTCCGGCGTTATCCCACGCGAAAGCAGGCCGTCCACCAGCGTGACCACGGATTGGTTGAAGGATGAGAAGGCCCGCGCATACTGCCCGCTGCGCGTATCGATCAGGTCACGGATGCCGACAGCGCCGCGCTCCAGCACCTTCTTCCTGATCGGAGTGACCACGACGCGTGCCATATCGCGTTACTCCACCGGCGCTGCAAGAAGCTCCGACAGCGTAGGCTGGCGCACAGGCGGGGCTGTGATATCCACCTGGCGCTCCTGGGCCACAGCCTGAAGCTTCTGCGCTACCTGTTCGTCCGAGATGTCAGGGTTCGACAGCCGGAAGTAGTCTGCCTTCGTGGCAAGCCCGTTGTCGTACTCAAATTTCCATCGCGCCATCTTCTGCTCGTCCGACAGCGGGATATTTGGCTCTACGAAATCCACAGCCAGAAGCTCGCCCAGGTTGCCCAGGCCGTGCCGCTCTGCCACGGCCACGCAGCGCTCGTGTAGCTCGCGCTCCACATAACGCCAGGTTGCGAAGTCGCCGCTGATGGAATTCGTGAGCTCGATCTCAAGAATGCGCTGGTGCTCGCCGGATGTCGCGCCACCGTCTGCGGCCCACTTCGCCTTGATTCCATACCGGAAGCATAGCGCGTCCATCTTCCAGCGCTGCGCATCCATGATCTGGCCAAGCTGTCCGGGCGGCGCAATCATTTCGAACCGGGCCTGCGGGTCGTGCATCGTCACAACCTTATTCGCCCCCAGCCGGATCTGATCCGTTTCCATCGATCCGGTGGCCACAGCCTGCCCCAGCGCCTGGAACAGAAGCCCCGCGTTGTGCTGCGTGCCCAGGACATTGTAGGTCAGCTGGGCCTCCAGAACATCGTGTGCGATAGGCCGCCACCACGAAGTCCCTAGCTGGTGCCCACGATGCGCGAACACTACCGGCACAATGCCGTAGGGATTTTCCATCTCTTCGGCTGGCGTGAGCACGCGGCCCGACCCGTCCACATGGATGCGTAGGGCGTCCGTCCAGCACTCCCACTCCTGATCCACGGCGTCCGGCTTCCGGTTCGCAAAAACAGGATAACAGACGCCAACAGGCTCGGGGTCAGCGCCCACGAAGATCGGCTCCATTTCGGTCATGAGGACGAAGTGCAGCCGCTTGTCCTCCTCGTCAACCGTGACCACCAGGCCCTCGGTGCCCAGCAGCCCCGTCAGGCGCTCGAATATGGGCATGATGCTATCCCGGTTGCCCCAGACCATTGGGTCTGTATCGACCGAGTACAGCCGCCCCGGGGCCTCACGGTACACGCCATAGCGCGTGTCGATCACCTTGCCAGCCACGGGCAGCGTGTCCACCGTGATCTGCTCCAGGAGCCCACGGTCGAAAAGCTTTTCCACATCGCCGCGCAGGCCAATGCCCTGGTAACGATCCACAGCGCGTCTACGCTCTGCCAGGTGCGCCATTCCGCCAAGCTGGCGGCTCAATGCACTGATGCCATGGGCAATGGCGGCAGGGGTGATTTCGTCCAGGATCATGCTACCACCTCGGCTTTGAGACGACTTCGCGCGATGCCACTGGATAGCAATATTCGACAGCATAGGTGGCGGCGTCCATTGCGTGCGGGTCGTGCGCCTTCTTGTCGATGCCGCCGTCCGCCGTTCGCTGCGTGCGTTCGCAGTCCCGAATAAAGGTCTTGCACTTCGGATCGATCCAGATGCGCTGGCGTCCGCTGGCGTCCATCAGCATCCGGTTGAAGGCGTTCATGCGGTCCAGGTGCTCAGGCGCGTGCCGGTGAGCGTGGATCGTGTAACCTGCCTCGCGCAGGATGTCATGGTTGGTTTTCCTGAAACTGGTGCTCCGGCTGGCCCCCGTCGGGTCAGGGTAGATATCGCGCACCTGTGGCCAGCGCTCCTTCAGCCTCTTCGCCATCAGCTCCGTGTAGGCGTTGTTACCGATCACGATCTCGTCCACATAGTGGATTCCTTCAGGCCGCAAGTCCATGACCTCACAGACCATCGGCTCCACATTGAAGTCGAGCCCGGCAACCAGGCGGACATAGTTCCCGTTGTGTTCAGCCACATGAATGGCCCTATCGAACATGTACGCCGCCCGGTTGCCTGAGCTCTCGAAGGATGCTTCATATTCCTGCGCGTAAAGCCACGGGTCCATGTCGGCCCGAGCTGCTTCGACTTCGGCAGGGTCCACGAATGGGGATTCCGCCGTAGTCGAATGCCAGCTCATCCACTCGGTGTTTCCAGGGTCTTGACCCTTCGCGTGCAGGTCGTAGTGGTGGTTGAAACCACGCGGCGTCGAAGGAAAGAACGCAGGACCCTTAGACTGCGTGAGCATCGGTCGCAGGATGCCATCCCACACATCCGGCTTTGACCACAGCGCGAACTCATCACAGACCACCTTGGCCAGGCCCACGCCCACCAGCCCATCAGGGTTGTCGGCGCCGTGTAGTTGCGTCTTCGCGCCATTCGCCCATGTAACGGTCAGCTCGCTCTCGCTGATGCCCTTCGCGCCGATGCCGTTGGCACGGGCCAGCTTCTTCACCAGCGGCCACATGATTTGCTTGGCCTGCTTCCGGAATGGCGCCACATACCACAGCAGCCCTTCCGGCACCACAAGCCCGCTGTGCAGCCACAGGCAGGCCTCCCGCGACTTCCCAGACCTTCGCCCCCGCGTCGCCACCTTGAACCGCGCAGGGTGGCGCAGCGTTGCGCGAACAACATCCGTCATGCGCAGGTCAGGAATCAACCGATGAATCCTCGGTAGTTTCGTCGGCGTCTTGCGGCGTCGGGTCGCCGTCGTAATCGATGATCTTGATTGCGCGAACCACCTCAACATCCGCCTGGATCTGGTCTCGCACCTTGCCTTCTGTGCGCTCGGCGATGAATTGGACAGCCCAGCTCTGGCCCTTCAGCGCATAGCCGAACACAGCCCGCAGCACGGCTTCCAGCTTGGTGATCGTCTGCCCCTGGTGGACCAGCTCCTCTTCCCCGATGCGCTGGAGGATGTGTTCGATCCGGCGCGGCGACTTGTGCCGCCCGCCCTGCCGAGGGTGTGCAGCACCAGCCACGAAGCGGCCTGCGTTGTCACGGCCTTCAGCCATCTTGCACCAACACCATGCCATACTCATTTGGCGTGGCAGCGTATGCAACACCGGGCCTGCGGACAAGCCCCTGCTTGAACCTCGAATAGTCCACATGATGGTGGATTCGTCCATATCTCCACACCACTCGTGATACGTCGGGGTGCACATCGACTAGTTGCTGTGACTTGTCCGTTGTCCCGGTGGCGCTGTATGCCTTGCCCTGCCCCCCCCCGTGGTAAAGCTCGTCAGTGTTCCCGCCGCGCATCGATTGTGTCGGCATTTTGTTTGCAAGAAATGCGTTGAATTGGACAGTACACCACCCTCGCTTGAGGATGTCGAGAGAGAGGATTGTGTCTTCGTTATACCGGCCTCTCCATCGGAATGGGATGTCATTCCTAATCAGGTTGCACGAGTAGATCCTTGTGTTCATTATGAACGGAGGCACCTTAACCTTCCTTGGGCAAAACATCTCATAGTTTGGGCCGCACATTGCAAGATTCGAATACCGCATGGCGAACTCTTCCATCGCATAGAAAAATGCACCAGTATAGCACCGCGCTTTTACATTCCTGTTTAGCCGATGGAAGTCTTTGTGGTTGTCATCCATCACCCAGTGCCACTTGTGCCCGCTGGCGATGCTATGATCCCACGCAAAGTTACGAGCAGGTCCGGCACCAGTACTAATCGTTTGGCCCTTGTCATCACATAGGTCGTATGTGTGCTTATACCCCATGTCTAGCGGGAGAACCTCTGCCAAAGCCCCAACGCGTTTTATGGCATTGGTGTATTCGTCCACTTGTGCCGGTTCAACAACGATATAATGCTGCACCCCCATTTCTGTGAGCGCCTTCGTTGTCATCAGTATCGCCGCTCGGCCCTTGCTTGGGATGTAGAGCGGGAATCGCGGGCTATTCATAATGTATTGCCTTAAGGTCTGCTCTGATTTGGCGCGGATAGTATATGAACTTCGTTTTCTCCGTGAAGTCCTGGCCTATTGATTTCTTGAACTCTTCAACATCTTCCTCAGAATTGAAGTGGACGATTAGGCTTCTAAACGCCGTTGCGTCTGGCTGTTCAAATTCGGGCATCCCCCCCCATTCTTTCGCAATGTCCGTTTCCCCGTGTGATATTAGCGCGGCGAGGTCGGCATCGTTGAAGCCCAACAGCTCCGGGTCAAAGCCAAGCCCGCTCAGGTCGTCCAGCTCCAGCTTGAGCATGTCAGCTTCCCAGCCTGCATGGGTCGCCAGTTGGTTGTCCGCCAGAACGTAGGCGCGCGCCTGGGCCTCAGTGAGGTGCGAGAGGTAGATGCAAGGCACTTCCACCATGCCTAGCTTCCGGGCCGCAAGGACGCGCCCGTGGCCGGCGATGATCGTGTTGTCATCCCGCAAGAGGACGGGGTTGTTGAACCCGAACTCCTTGATGGAGGCAGCGATCTCGGCCACCTGCTCGGGCGAGTGGGTGCGGGCATTCCTGGCGTAGGGGATCAGCGCATCAATCGGCTGATTCTGGACATTAAGGTCCATTAGTCCCTCCCAATTTTGGCCAACCTTAGCACTCCTCCTCCGCTTCGGCACGGGCCTTCGGGCCGTATCGATACCGCCCGTCCTTGCGTTCTTCTTCGCGCGACAGCCACGCCAGCGCTTCAATGTAGTCCACCCACAGGTGGCCGGATGCGTCAACAGGACCTGCACCGAAGGCCGCGGCGTGGGCCCAGAATACATCGTTGCGGCATGCGCTGCGCAGGCTGGCCTCGTCGTGAACCACCTGCTCGACGATTTCAGGGTAGCGCCGGAATTGACGCGGCCGCCAGTTCGGGTCAGGTGCGTATGGGTTAAGCGCGTCTAGCTCAGCATCGGTCAGCGTCTTACGCATGGCCGTCCTCCTGCTGTTTCAGGTACGTGAGCCCTACTGCCAGCGCGGCCCATGCGTCAGCAGATACGCCGTGCAAGGCGCCACCCTTCTTGGTAGCAGTAAGCCCGCCATAGATGTCTATAATCGCCTGCCGGATGTTGGCGTCCTTTGCGCGGGTATTCCCGCACAGGGCCATCTTGACTTCGTGGCGCTTGATCCGGTGCACAGGATAGTGCCAGGCGTCTGCTTCCTGGTGGAATCGTCCACCCCAATGCACGGCTTCCAGGGTCTCCTCACCCACTGCCATGCCCATGCATGCGAAGCGCTCGATCACCACATCGGCGCTATGTTCCCAGATCGCTGCCAGCACATCGGCATTCGGGCATTTAGCCACGCCCCGCACAATGCGCGGGGGGAACCTGGTTGTGTCAAGCTCCACCAGGCCGGAAGTCACGGGTCCTGGGTCGATGCACAGCAGGGCGCTCATGGCCGGGCCTGCGCGGCTGCGTCTTGGGCGGCGACGAGGCGTTCGGCGTCGTCAATGGCCGAATCGGACATCCCTGGGTAGTGCCCGCTTGTGTAGATCGCCAGCGCCGCCTCGTTGATGCGCCGGTCGCGCTCTTGGGTGTGTTCTTGCGGCATTGCACCGAAGTAGCATCTCGGACACAGCAGGTAGGCATTGATGCCGCCGGGATCGCCAAGATCAGTCCCGCACTTCCCGCACTTCACCTCATCCACGGTTCACCTCCTCGCCTGCGAGGGCGGCTTTGATTTCGCCGATGAGTTCTTCACCTGCATGGCGAATGCACCAGTCGTGCAGAGCCTCAGTCGCTTTGCGGTTTGCCCGCATCCATCGGTTCCACTCTCGACTTGTCTCGTCGTTAGCCTCTCCTCTGGCGTCCAAGTCGTCCATCGCTGACTGGCATAGCGCCCAATTCGTCGCAAGCCGCAGCAGCGCCTCCAGCTCGGCCACGCGGGCGCGGAGGCCGTCGCTTTCGTCCATCAACTGCGCTGCCTTAAGCATATCACGCCCACCACATGCTGCCATATAGGCCGTGTCATAGGACATCATTTCACTCCTCCTCGCCGCCTGCGCGGCAGTAAGGGGAGCCAGCCCATGCCGACTCCCCGCGTTGAATCAACCTTCGCCCGAGCCCGAGCCCCGGCCCCAGCCGTCGCCCCAGCCGTCGCCCGAGCCGTCGCTGTCGCCCGAGCCCGAGCCGTCGCCCGAGCCGTAGCCCCAGCCCGAGCCGTCGCTGTCGCCCGAGCCGTCGCCCGAGCCGTAGCCCGAGCCCCAGCCCAAGCCCCAGCCCGAGCCATCGCCCTCGCCCGAGCCCGATCCGTCGCGAATCGTCACGCAGTCCATACCGGCACCCCATCGATGCTGGCCTTGGCCTTGGCGCTCACCGGCAGCAGCTCGATCACCTCGGTGAGTGTCACTTCTAGCACCTCGCAGGGAAACTGGCACTCGCCAGGGGCCTTCGTCCCATGCTGGCTGAGTTCGCTGAGGCTCGCAGCGCCAGCCCAACGCCAGATGCGGCGTGCATTCAGCAGTACCACCTCTTTCCCATTACGGGACTTGAGGAAGCCAGCAAACACACCAGCCGAGTAGGTTCGGCACATCACATAGGGCATCCCATCCACAGGTTGGGCCATGCCCCCCACCGAGTCAGCAGGCACATACCGGACGCCGTTCACTACGATCTCGGTCGCTTCGATTTTGGTCATTTCTCGATCCTCGCTTTAGTTACTGCCCGTCAATCTTCTCATCGATGAAATTCTCGCCGTCGCCGTCAACCTTCGCCGGAGCCCTGGCCCTGGCCACAGCCTTCGCCATCGCCCGAGCCCCAGCCATCGCTGTCGCCCGAGCCCGAGCCCCAGCCCGAGCCCAAGCCCAAGCCCCAGCCCGAGCCATCGCCCTCGCCGTCGCCCGAGCCGTAGCCCGAGCCCGAGCCATCGCTGTCGCCCGAGCCCGAGCCCCAGCCCGAGCCCAAGCCCAAGCCCCAGCCCGAGCCATCGCCCTCGCCCGAGCCCGATCCGTCGCGAATCTTCATGCATCCTCCTTTTTCATTCGGTCGATCCTTTTAATCTGCCCGTATCGCCTCGCAAAATGGTGCGCCCGTATCTTTTGACCTTTTCCGCCCGATCGTCGCTCCTGGGCAGGCTGGCGCGGTCCTGCGCCCATTCTCGCGCCCGTGTCGCGCCGGGACTTCACTCAGTCACCCCCATGCAGTCGCAGGCTGCACCGCCGTCGGTCTCATCGAAGAAGTCGGGCTGTGCATCCATTGCCAGCCGAAACTCCCGCATGGTCATGGGCCTCGTCTTGCCACCCCGCCGGTCCTTCATGATCGCCACGTCCTTGCCGAGCATCTCGCGGATTTCCTGCTCCTTCCCCTCGTGGTACAGGTACAGGCAGCGGTTGTCCAAGAGCAAGTGGGCGAACTGCCGCTGCCCAGCTTTGAAACAGAACCCGCCGCAGTTGTTGTGTTCGTACCCGCGCTTGTAAAGGGCAGGGATCTCAATTCCAAGGTCTGAGATGATCCGCTTGGCGTCTCCCCCGCACACAATTGGCTTGTCAATCAGCGGGAACCAACACGGGAACTCCGACCCCTTTGCCCTTCGCTCGGCTCGCTCTGGCTCCTCTGCGCTGAATCCATAGGCGACAAGCTCCGGCTGGTAGTCTCTCATCAGCTTTGCGAACAGATCACGCTTGAGGATTCGGCTGCATTGGCCGGTTTGGCTGTTCGGGATGAACCTCACATCCCTGGCCACTTCCCACAGGGTGCGGCCTTCGGCTATCCTGAGAGTCTGGACTCCGAACGCCTCGTCACAGTCATCGAGGAACCGATAGAGATCCGCATCCTCGGCCTTCGTATCGCAAAACACCGGCAGCACTCCGTCTGCCCCGAACCTCTCCACCGCCCGGAGGAGTGCCGCGGCAGAGCATACCCCGCCAGAGACGCTCACCACGCAGCCGGGCCTGGTGTTCACGCGCTGGGACTTCATCACCCGCGCACCCTCCAAAATCTGCCCGTATCGGGCTCCAAATTGACTAACCCATGGCTTGGTACTGCCGAGCGTAGATCGTGGCTCTCCGCCCGCCTCAGGCCCCTTCATGGGCATTCTCGAATAGCGTGCGCGGAGCAATTGCGTCTTCGCGCCGTGCCCGGTCTT